TAACTCTTAAATTGCGCGAACTCTTTCTTTAAGAATAAGTTTATAGGTACGCTTCTATTTGCTTCCCACCACCATGTTTCCCCTAATTCTAAGAACAGTTGTTTCTTTTTTTGGTCTTGTATATCACCAAAGTTATACATAGTAGTAAAGAGCTTGTCCTGATTCATTACTATTCCTATATATTCAACCCCTGCATAACGAACTATTGACAAAAATGGATATTTTTCGGATACCTTTTGAAATAGTTCATTTTCCATATAAATATACACATGTATTCAACTAAAGTCTATTTATACAACCAACACAAACGGGTCATTATAGTCGACCCGGATTTAGAATTAAACAGCATCTATCGAGCGAGGTATTCAGAAGTGTATTCTTATAACTTAAAAGCACATAAAGGAGTAGATACTACTTTACTATTCCAATTTCTTAACCAAGATCAAAAACCTATTAATTTAGGTAGCACAGTATTTACTTTTAGGATATTATCCAGAGAAGGAGACGAGCTATTGTTAAGTAAAGATCTAACAATAACAAACGTAGAGAAGGGCAAAGCGAAAATAGTACTATCGGGAAGTGACTTAGATAACATTGAGAGTCAACGAGCACACTATAGTATAGAGCGTAGCTTTAATTCGTTATTTGATCCTACGTTTATGGACGATGATGCTAATGCTAGAGGCAATTTAGAGATATTAGATAGCGTGTATCCTAAATTTGTTGATAGTGTTAATGTAACAGTACCGGATTTATTCAATTTTAGTAGACCACCAAGGTCTGATCCAATAGTTACTAGCCAAGTAGAAACCAAAGATCAGTTATTGCATACGTTCCAAGTAGATATAACTGACTTCGTAGGAGCATTACAACTACAAGGCTCAGTAGTAGGCGGTTCTAACCCGTTAGAATGGTATGATATTGTACCTGATGTAGGAAGTTCTGCAACAATTTTCAGCACGACAACGACTAGCAATAACTATTATAATATAACAGGAACACATCCTTTTTTAAGAATAAAAATAGAAGGAACACCAACAAGTATATCACCAATCGAGGGCACAATTGATAAAATACTATACAGATAAACTTTAATGTCAGCAAACAATAAATTTAGTGGCGCTAGCGTCATAGCTAAACAACATTTAAAACTAATTGATGTTAAAGCAATAACAGAAGCACAACAATCATTCTTTGATAATTACGATAGCGGGAAATCGCAGTTGTTATTAGGCTTTCCGGGAACAGGTAAAACATTCTTAAGTTTATACAAAGCATTCCATGAGATAATCAACGGTAAGACAGAAGTATCAAGGATTATTATTGTTAGAAGTGCAGTTCCAACACGCGACATAGGCTTCTTACCAGGCGATTTAAACGAAAAGTCACAGATATATGAACTTCCATACAAACGAATATGCTCTGAGCTGTTCGGACGCGACGATGCATACGAGATATTAGTAGCAAAAGGTGTAATACAGTTTATGATTACATCTTATGTACGCGGTATTACGTTAACTAATTGTATTGTAATAATGGATGAATTTCAAAACTGTACAGCACACGAAGCAGACTCGGTATTAACTAGACTAGGCAGAGATTCCAGAGCAATGTTCTGTGGTGATTTTATGCAAACTGACTTTACTAAATTAAAAGACATGGATATCGGTAAGTTTGTTGAAGTGTTAGAATCGATGGTCAACTGGTTTAGTATAAATGAATTTGGTGTAGAAGATATTGTACGATCCGGGCTAGTTAAAGCATACATCCAAGCTAAGTATTTAAAGCATCAAGACGGTTATTAGTGAAGAATGATACAAGTTTAAAATTTGATGAGGTTACTGAAGAGAATACGCAAGCATTTAAAGACAAATTTGCTACTGATGTCGAACATACTAGTGAATGTATAACTGAAACAGTAGAAGCTATGGGAGAGTTAATAGCAAAAGTATGTAAAAGTCAACAATCAGATTTACAGAGCGTATTAGCTTCGATAACTATAGAAACATTTGATGAACATCTTAGAGAAATATTAGCAGGGAAGAAATGCAATTGCAGGAAAACGAAACACCTGAATTAAAGAATTTAGTATCGTTTGGTTGCAGTTGGGCGTTCGGTGATGAACTATTAGATCCAGACTTAGAAAAGAAAAATATTCCTAGTCATTACACACAGAATGACGAATATCGATTAAGTCGTTGCTACACAGGAATACTTGCTAAACAGTATAACCTAACTCAAGAAAATCTAGCATTCCCTGGCTCAAGTTTACAGTCGATGCAGTGGAATCTTATGTGGTGGTTAGATAATCATAATGAAGAATACATTAAAGACTCTATTTTGCTAGTAGGACTAACAGATGAAAGTAGGATTAGCTGGTATGACCCTAACCATGACGTTGGCAGAGATGACCCTGATTGGAATAGATACTTGCATGCACAATGGTTAGATTGTGCAGGACCTAACGTACCCGATGGATGGCATAAGCTACACAAGTACCATACAGCAATGTCTGCTTGTAACGAATTAGATAAATTACGCTATAAAACAACAGTTAGAATGTTTGATGGCGTATCAGCAAGTTACAATATACCTGTAGTGCAGTTTAATTTACTAGCTAGAACATTTATAAAATGTAATACCTTGCATAACTTGCAGATTCGTGATGTACTTAATGAAGAGAACCAGTATTTTCCAGTTTTTAAACCAGGCGGACACCCAAATGAACTCGGACATGTAATAATTGCAGAAACACTTGATGAGTATTTAGAATGAAGTATAATAGTTGATATGCAGTTAGTTGTTACCGACTAATGTTAGGTGTTGGTTGTCGCTTACATGCATGATATCAACCCTAAAGTGACGGTCCTTTATTACTTTAGAGTTATTCGGTAATACTGAAACGTATTATGTTAACGGATAGCGATACGTGGCTTTGCGTATTTCCAAAATTAAAGTAGTGTCTGAGACTTCTAGTCCAATTGACTATGCTTAGAAAAGGTGGCGAGGTATTCCGTAACATAACGCCATGCACAAAAGTATTATGTTAGCGCAGGGTTTTTTAGTAATAGTTTTGTTTATACCCTCATAACTTGCTAGTCCGACAGGTGTGCGATTCGGACTTTTCATTCTAACCTAGCATTATTTTTACTATATAATAATATAATGCTAGATATCGTATCCTACTTACCCCCAAAAAGAAAAAAAACAAGCAGTGGCTGGATAAGTTTCAATGCGATTTGCTGTACACACAACGGCGAGTCACGAGATAAACGCGGTCGCGGTGGGGTAATGCTAGATAGCACAACTGATTGGCATTATCATTGTTTTAATTGCGGATACAAAGCGGGTTTTACATTAGGTCGTCCTGTGACACTCAAAGCAAGATGCTTGTTAGGTTGGTTGGGTGTAAGTAGTATTGATATAGACTGGCTTAATTTAGAAAGTTTAAGACACAAGAGCATTACAGATATATTAGATGACAGAACTGTCCAGCGTAAGAAGATAGAGTTTAAGGAAATAGCATTACCTGAAGAGGCACGCGCAATAACACAGCATGATAAAAAGTTTGTTAGTTATTTAAAAGGAAGAGGATTAAAGTACGACGAGTACCCGTTTATGATTACTCCTAGAGGCAAAGCACGTTACAAGAATAGGATAATCATACCATACACAAACGATAATAAGATAGTAGGATATACATCGCGTTTCTTAGATGACAGATTACCTAAGTACTTAAACGAGCAACAACCTGGTTACGTGTTTGGATTAGATTTGCAGAAAGAGAATTGGCAGTATGCTATAGTTACAGAAGGAATACTTGATGCGATAAGTATCAATGGATTAGCAGTCCTGCATAATGAAATTAGCAACGATCAAGCACAGCAGTTAAAACAACTGTACAGAGAGATTATAGTCGTGCCAGATCAAGATAAAGCGGGACTAAAGCTAGTAGAAAAGGCTATTGAGCACGGGTTTAATGTAAGTATACCAAAGTGGGATGATAAGGTTAAAGATGTAAACGATGCTGTACAGAAACATGGTAAAATAGCTACAATGCTGTCTATAGTTAATAATAAACAAAGCGGATTTAAGGCAGAAGTACTAACGAAATTTAACAACAAGTTTAAGTGAACGAATACGGTAAAAAGTTTAAGTGAAAGAATACGGTAAGGATATACAAAAGTTTTTCTTAGAGATGATGCTTGGCGATGCTGAGAGTTATATTCGGGTACAAAATATTTACAATGTTGAGAACTTCCATGCTGATTTACAAGAAATTGCAGAGTTCATAAAGACACACTCAGATAACCACGGTACGTTACCGACCTATGAACAAGTTACAGCCACTACAGGTCTTAAAGTAGAACCTGTATCAGAATTAACTGCCGGGCATTATGATTGGTTTTTAACAGAGTTTGAAGGATTTACACGTAGACAAGAATTAGAACGTGCAATACTACAAAGTGCAGATTTATTAGAGAAAGGTGAGTATGATCCTGTAGAAAAAATTATTAAAGATGCAGTACAGATTAGCCTAACTAAAGACATGGGCACTGATTACTTTGCAGATCCTAGAGCTAGACTCTTAGCAATTAAAGAAAACAACGGACAAGTTAGTACAGGATGGCCGATGCTTGATAAGAAGTTGTACGGTGGGTTTAATAAAGGCGAGTTACAGATATTTGCAGGTGGATCTGGCTCCGGTAAGTCGTTGTTTATGCAGAATTTAATAGTTAATTGGGTAGAGCAAGGACTTAATGGAGTGTTTATAACACTAGAATTAAGTGAGAATTTATGTAGTTGGCGTATAGATTCTATGATGACAGACACAGCAACTAAGCAAGTATTCAGAGACTTAGATAACGTTGAGATGAAAGTTAAGATGCTAGGAAAGAAGTACGGTAAGCTACGTATTAAGTACATGCCAGCACAGAGTACAGTTAATGACATTAGATCTTACGTTAAAGAACTAGAGATACAACATGGCATAAAGATGGACTGTATGTGTATTGATTATTTAGACTTATTAATGCCAGTTGGTACTAAGGTTAGTCCTGAGAATTTGTTTGTTAAAGACAAGTACGTATCAGAAGAGATAAGAAATCTAGCAAAAGAGCTAGACATTATTATGGTAACAGCATCGCAGTTAAACAGGTCAGCAGTAGAAGAAATAGAGTTTGATCATAGTCATATTTCGGGTGGTATTTCTAAAATTAATACAGCAGATAATGTATTCGGTATTTTTACAAGCAGAGCAATGCGTGAAAGAGGAAAGTATCAAATACAGTTAATGAAAACACGTTCTAGTTCGGGTGTAGGACAAAAAGTAGAACTAGAGTTTGACATGAATACTCTAAGAATTACAGACGAGGGTGCAGAACTTGAAGATACACCGACATCAAGTGAGATAATGTCAAAAATTAAAATAGGAGCTCCGAGTATACCTCCAGAGAATACACCAAAAGTAAAAGCAAATACATCAAATACGCAAAGTGCTAAATTGCAGAGCATGTTGAATAGCATTAAATCTAAATAAATACAGCAACTACTAGGGGTCATTAATGCAAAAACGGACAAGAAGCATTCTTGAAGAACTTGAGAATTTTCATATTGAAAGTGATAAGAAACATATTATTAGGAGTCGTGCCGATAGCCTTATTGAAAGCGCAGGTAGATTGTTAGATTTAATTTCTGAAACTTATACTAATGAAGAAGCTGAGAACTTATCCCGTAAGTTATTGAATTCGATAAAAAGTGGTGATAATCGTAAGTTTCAACGTAGTCTAAGGAAAATAAATGAGGGTAAAGGAAGTAATTAACGAAGGTCTAATGGACCATGTCAGACGGTTTGTTGGCTCTATTAAAGGTAGTGGATTCTTAAATGCTTTTAAAGAAGCAAAGCAAGACAGCAAGATTCGTGATGCCGCAGAAGGATGGCTTAATACTTGGAAGTTCCGTTTGGCCGACATAATAAAAAGGAACAAAGGTCAAGTCCCATCACAACAAATAATACAAGCAGAGTTATCACAGTTTATACACGGTGATATGCAAGTGCCGCAGAGTAGATACTCACAAAAAGGAATACAAGAATTAGTAGATTATAGTACTAGTGGACAAATAGGTACCAATAAGTCATTGAACTATATGACAGCATTGTTTACATTAAGCTTAGTACCGGTAGAAGAGCTCGAACCAACACCTACAGTAAGTGCAGAGATGCCAGCAGTACAAGCAGTAGTACCGTTTGGAGAAGAAGTACCAACAAGCGAGAAGCGTCCTGGTAATATTGTACCTGTTAAAGCTGTAAAAGCAGACGGTGCAATATTTGTTAAGTTTGACGGAGCATGGTTCTACGATATGGATGGATCCGGCATTAAGTTTAAGTTAAGTCCGACCCCAATAGAAAATCCAGTCGGATTAGAAATGGAAGATGCAACGGAAATGCCTGTTAGGATTGGACCGTCGGGTACTAGAACGCTAAGACGATTAAATCCAACACAAGCACAGCAATGGCTAGGTGGGCGCATGCAACAAGCAAGAGGAGAATAAGATGGAAGAAGAGAACATTAATGAAACTGAGAGCGAAGTTTATTTTTTAGCACGGTTAAGAGATAAAATAATCTCTACAGGTAGTGAAGTAATATTTGAAACAGATGATGATGCTGAAGAAGAGCCTGTTTACTTAAAGATGCATGATGAGTAATTTCTCTTTCCTACAAGACCTAACTGAAGCAAGAGTATTCAGACGTTTATCTGAAGTTAAGAATATGGATGTTGATCAAGTAGCGTTAATAATGCTGAACTACTTTTATGCGCTTATGATATTGTGGCATGAAGACCAAAAGACAGCAATAAAATATGCTAAGTCCATAATGGTATATCCTACGTTTAAAGAGTTTAAAGTATCGCAACCAGACTTATATAATGCAATGGTTATGCTAATGCAACAAGAGAAGTACTTCGGTAAGCAGTCTAGTTTCTCATTACCTGAGTTACGTATAAGAAGAATATTGCGAGATATGGCTAACGGTAGAGTAGATGAACGTGATTTCTATCAGCTAATGCTAATATTAATGCGGGAGACTAAAGGTACTAACGATATGCATCAGAAGTTAAGAAGACAAATGCATGACTACGATAGAGCAAGCGTATTTGATAGAATACGTAATATTAGACATCTACTGTTGGCAATACGTAAAGGTGTTAGTATATATCCTGATCTACATGCCCCACTCCAGAAAGCTTTGAACAGACTGACATAAATAAGTGTAAGATACAACGGTTGTTGTCTCTACAAACAAAGAATAAAGGAGTCTATTATGGCATCAGTAACTAAAGTACATGGTAATCATGGCGCATTTGAAGCAGTCGGTCGTGACATTGCTATTTCAACATTTTCTAAATCTAACATGACACAAGCAGAATTAAATGATGTTTGTGATTTTGTCATGACAACTAACACTATTACAGCAGTTGGTACATTTGAAGCAGGCGTAACTGACGTAGTTACGGTTATTACTGAAGGTCCGGCAATTGCGGCAGGTTCTAACTTCGGTGGCGTAACAGGTGTTACATCAGCGGCATTAGCTAACTACTAAGAGTTAATCTTACGTAGTGCTTTAAGCACGTAAAAAAGCCTGGTTTTTTAGCCAGGCTTTTTTTATGACGTAAATAGCGACATGGATAATTTAAAAGACGTTAAAACAATTTACGAAAGCCCAGATGGCGGCAAGACTGTTTATGCTAGGCAAATAGGTTCTAAGGAACGTAGATTAATTGTAACAGACGACACAGAGAATTGGCGTTACTATCTTAGATACAAGGATTGGGATACCTTAGCAATAGAAAACCCGGCTATAAGAGAAACATTAGAACAACTTAAAATCTTAGAAACCCTTTGCAACACGTAACAGTATATTCTCTATTTGATATTACTGAGACTGCTGTAGTTAGAAGTTTTAGGATTGATCAACTACCACTTGTTACTAAAACAGGTATAGAGATTACTAACGAACAAGAGTGGAGATTTCGCCGCAGACAGCAAAGTAACTATGAGGTATTATTACAAGTACTGTCGTTAAGGATACAACCGTTGATGTTAGGAGGTCCTAAAATAAAGACTAACCAATTGCTTTCTAAATATAAATTTGATAAGAAATACAAAGGTAAGCATACAGTTTGGACATTAGAGTTTGAGTTTGAATCAGTAGGTGCATTAGCAATTGCGGATGATACTGTAGGTGCGTTATATCAGGATTGTAATAATGTTCCTATGTTACAAGATTTAACCGAAACAGTACAGGTTAACGGACACTTTAATTGTAAAGAGCGTAACATATACTTTGAATCAGGTAATAAATAACAGTATGAAAAAGACTTTCAGTAAGGTTAAACGCAAACTTAAAAAGCTAGTTAAAAAAGAGTTCACAGCTGATTCTAATGAATTGATTTCAAAGATAGGCGACACGTACATTGTTTATAATCAATATCAGATTATTCCAGATGATAATAAGTTTAACATTTACGAAAAGAATGGTAAGCTAAAACATCTAGTTACTACATATACATCAGCTAGTGCAATATCATGGTGCATAGCAGACAAGAAAGAAGAAATAGAGTTAGCAAACAACATAATAGCATGTGACAATAAAATAGAATTCTTACTAGGTGATATTACACATACCAAACAAGTATTAAAGAATACTCCTTCATCTCATCGAGAAGGTGTGCTATTAGCAAGACTTCAAGAATACAATCTTAAACACTACAAGTTAAAAGGCAAGTTACATAAATATATACAACGAGCTAAATACATCAAAAAATTAGGATTGGACAATGAATCTAAACGAACTAGCAGAAAAAAACACGTCATCGAAGTACGCTAACACTTATAAAGCGCAATTCGGAGTAGATATCAACCTTGATGCTCTTACTCTTAAAGAAACCTCTAAATTATTAGTCAAGTCACAAGAGCTTATTAGTGAATTTAGACACTCACATAAATTTCACACCAGCCAGAACGATTCGTCGTACATGCAAATGTTAATGCTTGCAGAAACATTAACTG